AACCTGTGTAAGCAGAGAAACGGATCTTGGGAAGGGTTCATAAAGCTTTGGAGAGACAACGCAAGTCTGAATTTCTGCACGTCTTGGACGCGTGTTCCGGTGAGGCCGTGGCTAACGAAGTCAGAGCCAGCTCCTGAACCGTATTTTTAGGAAGGTTTATGTCAGAGAGTGCATGGCAGTTACTGATGATCATTTTGGCGCCGGTGGTCTTTGTGAATTTGGTTTTGTTTGGGTTGTTGGTGAGAGCGGCGTTTGAAATCGGACGGGAGAAAAGACATGAATTTTGATCTTGAGGACGTTGCTTCTCTTTCTATGTGCTGGGCGTTGTCCTTGTTAATCGCATTTATTTTGTGGCTACAGAATAAGGATTGATCATGACCGGCTGCTGTCTGTACTGCATTCATGCTCAGGCTTACTGGGTAGGGTCAGATGGAAAGAAGCATCTGCCTCCAAAAAAGTCCTTTGGGGACATGAACATCTACTGCCACCACCCGAACAAAGGCGCCGGCATCGAATGCTACCCAATCTCATTCACACGGTGCTCGGTTTTTGAACGTGACACAGACGAGCGCATCGAGCGCAGGAGAGCATTTTTCTCTCAATTCGATAGATACCGCGTCCATGCAGAGTTAATCGCACAAAGACGATAACCAACTAAGGAGAAAACCAATGGAAGATTTTGAAATCCTAATTCTTATTTTCAACATCATCACCTTTGCAATAGCAGTGGGAGCTTGCATCTTGTACTCAAAGCTGGAACTTCTGCACAGATGTACCAGGTCGGCTCTTGAGCTTGCTGAGGAAGACATTGAAAATCTCAAGGCTGAAATCGACTTTCTGAAAAAGAACAACGACTAGGAATGTGTGATGGATGACATTGAAGAACCATCAGGCGGATCTGTTCGGAGATTCCATTCTTTACTGCCCAAGGAAGCTCAAAGGATTCTCCGAGACAGCGTCCGGCCTCGAAAGAGAGAAGGCAAGGTACGACGAGAGCTGTGAGTACAGGAAGCAATTGCTTGAGCTAAGAGCGAATATCCGGAGTTTTTCAGATCTCAGCGTTAAGCCTTCAACGGTTTCTCTCTCAGATAGGTCTGCCCGGGTAGGAGAGTCCAGTCCTCATGCCAAGTACACGGACGTTGAGTTGATTCACTGCTTTGACTTGAGGCTTGCAGGTCTTTCTCTGCGGGAGATTTCACGCAAGATGGACATACCTGTCCGGACACTTCGAGACATCTTTTCCGGGAATCGTCGCGCTGTCATGCCAACCCAATTCAAATAACAACCATACCCAGGAGGGAACAACAATCATGTCCATGATGAGATTTAAAAGCACGGATGATCCTGCATACAAGGAACTTCTGGCCAAAACAAAAACTAAAGCAGGCCCCGTTGTCTTGAAGAAGATCAGCGGTTTTGTCGGAGGCAAAAAGAACGGGTTTGCCAAGGGCCGAATGAAAGCCGGCCGGATGAATGAGACGGAGAAAGCTTATGCGGCTTATCTGGAATCCGAGCGCATCGCAGGCAGGATCAAGTCCTACTGGTTCGAGTCCATAAAGCTCAAAATCGCCGCGGATACTTGTTGGTATAACCCCGATTTTCTCGTGCTTACGGCTGAAGACCAGCTCGAACTGCATGAGGTTAAGGGATCGCCCAAGTTCTTCGCAGACGACGCGAAAGTGAAGACGAAGGTCTGCGCGACTGAGTACCCTTTCCGCATGCTCGTTGTTTATCCGGAGCGTGGTAAGGGGTGGACTTATCAGGAGTTTTGAGCGATGCCCCAAAGAAATGAAATTCAGACCAACACGCAGGCTCCCTTAGGGACCGCAACACGGCTGCCGAGAAGGGCTGCAGAGTTTCTGCAGTCAGCCGCCGCAGAAGCAAAGGCCCTGCCGCCTGAGTCAATGCGGCGCCGGCAAGTTATCGATAAAGCAATCATTCTGGTGAAGCGTGAGTTCCCCGAATTCTTTTTCCGTTAAACGCATGATTGCCGTGTCTCGATTGGGCGTCCCGATAGGCGAGGATTCGCCTCATGTGAAATACACCGACAGGGAAGTTGATCTTGTCCTGCAGTTGCGCGGCGAGGCATTCAGTTATCGGCAAATTGCCCGGATGATGGAAATGCCTCGTAGCACCGTCTTTGCCATCTGCACGGGATTGATCAGGGGAAAGATTCCTCACGCATATCGGAGACAGAAGTGAAAAAAGACAGACAGAAAAAACTCTCCAGCATGCAGCTTAAGTTCATCAACGAATATATGAAGGGTAAAACTGCAACTGACGCGGCAAAAATCGCTGGATATTCTGCAAAAACAGCGGCGATTCAAGGATCTCAACTCCTTAAAAATCCTTTAGTCATTTCAGAGCTCGATAGGAGGCGAAAAATCATGGAAGAAAAGACCGGATACACAGTGCAGATGTGGCGGGAAGAGCTCCTGGAGATCCGAGAAACTTTGTCTGAGAAGATCCCCGTTTATCAGAACGATGACGGGGAAGTGATCATGGGCCTCAAGGACGCTCCGTCTCTGCTCAAGGCGTATGACATGCTCGGCAAACACCTGGGCGCCTATTCGAAAGACAACGAGAGCAAGCTTGAAGGCAAGATCGAGTTTGTTTGGGATGACGGCAAGAAACAGACGGAGAAGGAAGAATGAAAGTCGTGATTCCCTATCGTCCCCGCTTTCCCCAGGACGAGATTCACAAACAGCTCGAGACACATCGATTCTGCGTTCTGGTTGCTCACCGACGCTTAGGCAAGACAGTTCTGTCTGTGAATCACCTCATCAAGCGGGCCATTACAGACCGCAAAGAGCGCGGAATGTATGCCTACCTTGCTCCATTCCGTAACCAGGCCGAGCAGATCGCCTGGGGATACCTGAAGCATTACACATCGCAAATTCCTGCAATCTCGATCAACGAACAAAAGCTCTCGATCCTTTTGCCCAACGGCGCAACGATCCGAATCTTCGGTGCTGATAATCCGGATGCTTTGAGAGGTCTTTACTTTGACGGGGTTGTAATCGACGAGGTGGCACAGATTAAGCCCACGCTCTGGGGAGAAGTGATTCGTCCGGCACTGGCAGACCGTAAGGGGTGGGCCGCATTCATCGGAACTCCGAAGGGCATCAACCTCTTTTCGCAGATCTACGATCAGGCTTTAAACCTCATGAGCAAAGGTGATCCGGATTGGTGCGCAATGCTGTATTCCGTTGAGCAAACCCATGTCATTGATGAAAAGGAACTGGCGGCGCTCAAGGTCGAAATGTCTGAGAACGAGTTCCGGCAAGAGTTTCTCTGTGACTTCTCGGCCGCTCAGGACAACGGCTTGATTCCGATTGACGATATTCGGGCCGCGGCCAATAAGTTCTATCGAGAGAGCGAATACATGGGCGCTCCGCTTATCTATGGCATTGACGTTGCACGCTTCGGATCGGATGCCTCGGTCATCTTTAAGCGCAGAGGGCTCGTTGCCTTTGAGCCGATCGTTATCCGGAAGTTTGACAACATGGCGCTCGCCGATCGCATTGCGGTAGAAATGGCCAAAGAAAAACCCGATGCCGTATTCATTGACTCCGGCGCAGGGCAAGGCGTAATCGACAGACTTCGCCAGATGCGATTTGATGTTGTGGAGGTTCCTTTCGGAGCACAGGCCATCGACAAAGAACAATTTGCAAACCGCCGCATGGAGATGTGGTGGCACATGGCGCAGTGGATCAAGCAGGGAGGTGCTATTCCTCCGGATCCCGTTCTGCAGGGAGACTTGGGCGCTCCGACTTACGGCTACACGCCCAAAGGCCCTAAGATCCTCGAGGCTAAAGACAAGCTCAAGGAACGCATCGGACGATCTCCTGACTTAGCTGACGCTTTGGCTCTGACCTTTGCCGCACCTGTGGCTCCGAAACTTTCCCGCAGTATGGAGCGTGCCATTTACGGCGTGACCGATTCCTACGATCCCCAGGAAGCCTTTGAAGTCGAGTACTGGAACTCATAACACCGTCCATAAACCCTGCGCCTGAGCCTAGACAATGGGCTCATGAAAATCATTGACGCGTCCTTAGTTGAAATCATTGACCGTTGCCGCGAGCTTATTGACTCGGCAATGTCGGAGGCGGGCTTGCCTAACCGCAGGGCAGTTCCAGATCGTTCGATCTACCGAATCTTAAGCGAAGGCACGGACTCCTTCGGCCTCATTGTTGAAGACCAAGGTAAGCCCATCGGGTTTGCTTCGGTCTTTGTCTTTACTCACCAGCACAGCGGCGAAGTCTTCGCACAAAACGATGCGATCTATCTGTCGCCGGAATATCGCAATACTTCAATCGGCGGCCGCTTGGCAGTGCTGGCAGAACGTAAAGCAATCGAGGCAGGCGCCAAGTTTTTCCTATGGGACGTGCCCGAGGATTCTCCTCTGGCTACGGCACTCGCAAAGAGAGTGCAGGGCAGAAAGCATCTTTTATTTTTTAAGGAACTTTGATCATGGGAATGACTGCAGCAGTTATCGCGGGCACAT